ACTAATAACTTTAGCTGTATAACTATGCACATCAAAGCCTGTGGATACTTCTTCTATAGCTACCTTGTCCTGACTAAGGAATGCAGCTACACGAAACTCTAGCTGTGCAAAGTCTGCTTCCATTATCTGTCCACCTTCCCATCGTGATACAAATACTTTCTTCACTGGGAATGTACCACCACGTGGCATGTTCTGCATGTTAGGTTCTGTACTAGATAGCCTACCTGTAGCTGTTGTACTCTGACGTAACTTTACGTGTAGCATACCATCAGCTTTTGTGTAGGTAGATATACCCTCGACAAAACTTGAGAGATAAGTATCTAATGCAGACAGTCTACGTACTCTTTGTAGAAACAATACAGCATCATTCAATCCTTTCTCTCGTGCTACTGTCTCTAGTCTTACGAGGTTGTCCTTACCTGTACGAAATCCATTTGCACTAATCCAATCAGAGTTAGGTGCAGTAAACTTTAGACCTGCTATCTTACCTGTATCAGTAAACATGTACCCTGTTGCACTACACTCTAGACACTTGTTTGTTTTAACAAATGGTGTACCATTCTTTCGTGTCTTACGTACCTGCCCTGTGCCTTTACATTTAGTACACTGCTTTGCTTTCTGTTTATACAAGACAGATGAGTTCTTCTTTATTGTAGAACGAAACTCCTGATCATCTGCACGTGGATCAAACGCATTAGCCCACATAGGTTTGTCATGTGGCTGACGACTAAAGATAACCCACGATAATTGTTCTGGGCTATTCAGATTAATAGGTCTGTCACCCATCAAGTCACTTACCTGTACATCAAGTAGGGATAGTAACTCATTCTTCTCAGTTTCAAACTCTTTGCGTACTTCTTCTAGTGCATTCAAGTCTACCTTAAACCCACGTTGATATATACGTGTGAGACTATCAGCTATTCTGTTAGTAAGCTTCACTGTATCTACGAGTCCTGTATCTTCCCCACTCAACTTACAATCTATCTTCTTGAATAGATCCATCGTTGCATGTAAGTCAGCAGACAGGTACTCAGACAACTCATCGTGTGGTATTTCTCTGGTTGTATACCCTTTGTTGAAGTAGTCCTTTAATGTACCCATCTTCTGTGTTTCACAGTTGTATCTCTCAGCCAAGTAGTCAAGGCTAAGAGGTTCCTTCTGTCCACGTTGTAGTATGTAAGCACCAAGCATAGTATCAAACACCTCACCAGTATAGGTGAAACCTGACTCCCACAACCAGATAAGATCGTGTGCTGCATTGTGCATCACCAAGAGGTGTGTATCATCCAGAATGTTCTGGACAATACGACCACCCTCAGTAGTAGGTTGCTGCTCACTATGGTCAAAGGTAACTATCTTTTGCTCAGAACCTGATGGCCCTTGGCATAACATACCCACCATAGTAAGAGAGTTCTCTGCCTCAAATGGATCAAGCATAAGCTTACCATTACGTTTCAGAGTTGTGTTCTCTACGTCTAGTACTGTTACATGTTTCATTTCATTTCCTCTATCTTTACTACAATATAGCTATCAAGTATTTCTCGCACCATTTGTGGGCCATGAGCAAACAAAGTTATACTTTCTGTGTCATGCTCTGCATTGATCTCATACTCCACGTAGTACTTAATTCTTGGTGCTTTTAACATCATCGTCTGATATACCTTCTATCATATTTATTGCATCCTGTACAGACATATTAAACCACTCACCTGATTGAATAAAAGATTTACCAGCCAACACATGTGCTTTACTCTCAGCTTTTCTTCTATCATTAAAGTTTCTGCTAAACTCTAGCTTGTAGCTTCTATGAGGGTCACCAGTTTGGTATCCCTTTAGTCTATCTTCAGAATCAACAGCCATACCTATCTTAACCCAGTCAGGAAACGCAGGGTTTGTAATTACATACACTTCCCCTTGTGTACTATTTTCATAGTTTACTAAGGATGAGAACGCAGCATCACCAAAACTTTTATATCTCCCTTCTTTATATAGTGGGTGATGTCTTGATATGTATTTACCATCCACCCACATTTGGGCATCATTACGTTTTTTATTGGCTTCTGGATTGTCTTTGTAATAAAAAGGCTTTCCTGTTTTAGGGTTTATTAAACCTAGTTTTGTATTGTAAGTCATAAATTACTCCTTATATTAATTAAAATTAAACTACTAGACTTCATATCGTGCTGTCTTATAGTTGAGTTCACAATGAACTATACCGTGCCACCCTGATAGTTTATTCTTTACTACGTTTAAGTGACGCTGAGTATCTTCTTCATCCTGCCCTTCGACAGGTGGATTCTTAGCTATGAGTAACATGAGGTCAGCTTCAGCAGCTTTACCTGTACGTGACCCTTCCATCATAGCCTGATTCAATACAACTTTATTCTCTGCATCAGCAGATAGCTGTGACATATAAAAGATAGCACAACTATGTTGCTTGGCTATCTGTCGTGCATGTATTGCATTTGCCTTGAGTGCTTCATCTGCTCTGGCAAACCCTTGTGTCCTAGCAAACTTATCACCCATGTCTAGTATAACTACATCAGGCTTGTAAGATTTACATACACTCTCAACCCATGCCATGTCTCTACTGGTAGAGTCCTTGATCTTTATGTTACTACTGATCGTAGAGTATATGTCACGTGCCTTGCTTGGATTAGTTTTAATCTCTTGCATGGTCATACCTGTAGCTGCTGTTAAATATCTAGCACCCACACGATGTGAACCTTCTTCGTTACACAACACAATACACTTTGCTCCTTGCTGTGCAAAACCATTTGGCCCTGCCACTAAGCTTGCATGGAACGATGTCTTACCTGTGTTAGGTCTAGCACCTATCTCAATCAAGTGTCCTTCATTCACACCTTCTATCTTACGTGTGAGTGTAGGTATGTTGAACACCCACCGTGCTTCCAAATCATTCTTGGCAAGCAGTGTCTCAATGTCCATGTCATCCCACTCAATGTTTAAGTCAGGTGTAAAGTCATCACCATACTGTTCAAGTATATTACGTATAGGCTCAAGCGTAGCCTTCGTACCATTGACATAATCAAAGCCAATGTTTGCTATCTCTTCTCCTATCACCTGTTGGAATAACTTAGACAACACTTCCTGTGCTACGTCATTACCCATAGGTGCTTCTTTCTTTATCTGATTAAACAAAGATGAGTATGCTTGTTTCTGTGCTGTCGTTAGCTGTGCATTACTGGACATAAACAATGCCTCAATCTCAGCAGGTGTAACAGTACGCTCGTATCTCTCCATCGCTAGGTCTATTGATGCCTTGATCTTGCGTACATCTTTGCTGAACAAACGATCTGGGCAACGTGCGCCACGATGATCGTCATAGAAACCTCTGTCCATAAGGCTACGTATTAATGATAGTTCCATGTTTTATTCTCCTAATGCTGTAAGGTTTTGAATGTCGTTAGGATTACGGTATTTCAAATCATCTGTTAATTTTAAGGCACGAACTGTTGGTACATGCCCCCTTAGTTCTTTCGTAAACTGTAGCGTCTTGGGTAGTGCGTCAGGGTCTAGTGCTACAATGGCTGTTGAGAACTGCGATAAGAACCTCTTGTGTGCTTCTGATAGTGACGTACCCAACACAGCGACCCCAACATATACATCACTACCTACAATCGCAGCACTTATGCAGTCCTCAACAACTACAGCGACACTACCACACCCATATGAGTAGGGCAAGTCGCTCTTACCATATCGTTTCCACTTTGGTAGTCTATGTGTGATACTTCTGCCACTAGCATCTACCATCACACCTGATTTAACCACAGGAAATACAACACGGCTCTCCTTTACATCATACAACAGGCCCAGTCTATCAGGATCTAAATCCCATTGGTTACAGAACGTACCTATTGCTGTGTTATCTCTTACTAACCACTCAGGTTTACTGAATGGAATCTCTTTTGTTTCTTCAGCTACATGTCCAAGAGACTTACGTATATCATCACTTGTTAAGTGTACACGTGTACCACCTGAGTACTTGCAACTTGCCTTATAACAATTCCACATGATTGATCCCATGTTATTAGTGATAGTAAAAGTTTTGTACCCATTACAAGCAGGGCAACTCATTCTTCTTGTCTCACCATTAACAAGTGATAGATCATTTATAATATTATTTATATTCATATGTATCACTTTCTTTGTTACAACTTGTTGTTGATTGTAAGCTATCTGATCTTTGTGTCAATGCAGAATTTGCACTGGCATATGTATGTTTCATATATGGTTGCACAGAAGACACATGTGTATGCCCAGTCACTGACATAACTTGTGGCAATGGTACTCCTGCGTCCACCATTTGTGTAACTCCTGTCCTTCTCAAGTCCATTAGACGTAGGTTCTCAGACAGCGTAGCCTCACGCATGATAGCCCTTCCATTTTTAGATAGTCGCTGCAAGGTATAAGGTTCAAACCCACCTTGTATGGGCTTGGGATGAGGTGCTACGTACCTTTGAAAGCCAAAGTCTTTGTGCTGATCCTGTAACATGTCCATTAAGTCCTCTGATATGGGCAGAAATACCTCTGCTCTACGCTTACTTTGTTCAAGGTGTAACCTCTGTGTATCGAAGTTAATATCCGTCCATTCAAGGGTACGCATGTCACCCAATCTTTGACACCACTCGTATGCCATTTGTATAATCAGTCCTATGTTTCGTGTCTCAAAGTTAGCATAGGCTACATCAAGAAACTTAACGACATCTTCTGCTGTCCATACAACTGTTCTCTTCTTAGATGCCTTACGTTTTATATTACTAAATGGATTTAAGATAGCGTGTTCCATCTCAATCGCATAGTTAAACACACGTGATGAGCAGGTTGCAATGTGATTAGCAAAGCTTACACCACGCTTGACCCAGTCTTCATACACACCCTTGGCAACCTTTGGTGTTATCTTTTTATATTTAACTGTGCCAATTTTGTCACACACTATACTCAAGAAGTATTTATAATCCACCTTAGTTGTATCACGTAACATATTGAAATCATTAGACATATAATAATACTCAACCAGATCGTTGAATGTACTACCACTTGTGATCACTAACACCTGTGACTGTATGTCACGCCAGTTATCAATGGCTTCATTGTCTTTGCGAACAAGTCTACGCACCTGTTGCAGGTCAGTGCCAAAAGTTTTTCTGGTCACTACACCTGCGTCAACTAGGTTTTGTGGTGGATTAAATCTGTACTCACCAGTGTCTCGTTTCTGCACATATCTAGGCAGCTTTAACATGTAACGCCCTCGCTTCCTTTAAGTTAAGTTTCATTTGTTTCTTTAGTTTAGGACAAGAGTATGTACCCTTCTCTAAGTTTTGTGTCTTCGTTAGTATCTGTAGATTACCTGACCAGTGTGGCCCACCATCTGACAGAGGAACCATGTGATCCACGTGTCGTTCAATCCCATCTGCCTTGGCGTAAATACGACTGAGCAGATAGACTGTATAAACTCTTCTCTTCTCAACAGGACAGTTCCTTAGCCAAGCAGGTATGGCACGTTTCTTTCTAGCCCTACGATCTGCTCTGTGTTGTAGTACTAAAGCAGGATTATTTTTCTTCCACTTTTTTCTAATCTTTTCTATTTTTTCTTTATTCTTTTTGTAATACACTTTCTTTTTTTCTATATTCTTGTGGTAGTACTCTTTGTTATACGCTTGCTTTTTTTCTCTATTCTTTTTGGTATACTCCAATGCATATTTGATAATTCTTTCTTTATTCTTGAGGTAGTACGCACGCTGATACGCTTGCTGTTTTTCTTTATTATTTTGTTTGTATGTACGACAACACTCACGAATTTTTTCTTTATTCTCGTGATAGTACGCAAGTTTATACGCACGTACCTGCTCTGGATCATTCCAATCCATTAAGCTACCTCAAGAAACTGTGGTGTACTAATCCACTTGGATACCTCTTGCTCACGAGAGAACATACTCACAGCCTGTGTATCATTACCTGTATTACGTAGGCTGAATCCATTACGCTCATCAGCATAGGAAGCATAGTTAGTG